CTGAGCAATGCCTCCACTACTGGGGCGACAAGTAGGGCCGACATAAATGTTCCAATTACCTGCTGTTAAAGTATCACCTGCAAGTGTACCCACTGCTGTATTGCCAGTGCCTGTGGTGTTTGCTCTCAGAGCATCATTACCAACTGCTGTGTTGTTAGATGCTGTGTTAGACAATAAGGCTTCTGCACCAACTGCTGTGTTAGCTGTTCCTGTAATATTAGCACTTAAAGTTGCATAACCAAGGCCAGTATTGTCATCTGCTGTAGTGTTAACATCTAAAGTGTAAGCTCCTAAAGCTACGTTTCTAGTGCCTGTGGTGTTTGCTCCTAAAGATGAATAACCAACGGCTGTGTTGTTAGATGCTGTGGTGTTGTCTTGTAAAGCCCACTGCCCTATAGCCGTGTTGTACCCCCCAGTAGTGTTAAAGAACAAAGCCTCTCTACCATGAGCAACATTATAAATACCTGTGGTGTTGTAGTACATGGCTTGCATACCCACAGCAGTATTAGAATCTCCTGTGGTGTTTGATGTTAAAGCCTCAAAGCCAATAGCAGTGCTATATAAAGCAGTTGTATTTGCGTCTAAAGCGTTACCACCAACTGCTACGTTTGAGTGGCCTGTGGAGTTTGACAGTAAAGCAAAATGACCAACGGCGGTGTTGTTAGAGGCTGTAGTATTGTTACCTAAAGCTGCTCTACCCAATCCTGTATTATTGCTTCCAGTAGTATTAGCATTAAGAGCACCCTTACCTACCCCTGTATTTGGCCCGCCAGTGGTGTTAGCACTCAAAGCATCAAAGCCAACTGCAACATTATCACTTGAAGTAGTAATCGCATCACCCGCAAGACCACCGATGAGGGTGTTGTTTGTGCCTGTGGTTACTGATAATCCTGCGTTAGTTCCTACAGCCGTGTTGTAAACATCAGTAGCTGAAGTGAAGTTCTGAAGAGCTAAAGCGTTGAGACCTATTGCAACTGATTTACTACCCTTTGTATCAGCACCCAAAGCGTCTGTACCTACCGCAACATTTCTGGTCCCTTCAGTTAGCGAATCACCTGCAATACCGCCAATGAGGGTGTTTTGGATGCCTGTGGTTACTCCACTGCCTGCGGCAAAGCCTACTGCGGTATTGTAAGCATCAGTATCAGTATTGTTCATTGCTGCTAAAGCGCCAGAACCTACGGCAGTACAAGCCCGACTAGACACGTCTGAACCCATTGCATTGTTACCTACCGCAACATTATTGTACCCAACGGTATGAGAATCACCAGACCAAGTGCCTATGAACGTGTTAAATATACCTGTTGTAATTGCTTTACCAGCATCAAAACCAATGGCTGTGTTAGCATCACCAGTAGTAATCGCAGTACCAGCTTCATCGCCTACGAGAACATTATAATTACCACCCGCTATAATGCTGTTACCTGCGTTGACACCTAATGTTAAGTTGCTGGTGCCTAATGTTGAGGTATCTATTAGCCCCTTACTTACTTTAGTTAAAGCCATTTGTTATACTCCTTCTAGTGCTTCGATACGGGCGGTGAGTGCTTCAATCTTAGCAATTGCTTCCTGTAGTGCTGCTGTCAACAAAGGCACCAGCTTGCTTTGGTCGATGCCCTGATAATCAGGAACTGAGCGCGTACCCATAACGGCTGCTACGGCTTCTGTGATTGTGTTGCCATCTTCATCTGTGACTCCTTCGACTGCTGGAGTGACTTCGTACTCTTCATCACGCATTGCGTCTTTAGTGCCTGTCGCACACTCTGGAACAACTACCTGCGCTTCATGTGCAAAGAAACCATCTGTTCTTGAGCCGTCTGCCTTCCACGCAAAGTTAATTGGACGCAGGGCTTTGACGCGCTCTGTAGCACCTGTCATTGGTACGTCATCTTCTTTTAGGCGGTAGTCTGATGAGGTGTTGTAGGCTGTTGCTGAACCGCTTGTGGATATTGAGCCTGCGAAGCCGTTAGGATTGTAAAACAAAACTAGATTATCGCCTCCGGTATATGGGCTAGATAAGCGCAACTCAGTTTCAATACTTGAAACACGGATTATTCCAACTCCCGGAACAGTAGTGGCAGGCGCAGAAGCACAGTTCACCAAAAGATTCCCGCTGGCGTCGAGCGTCATAGAGGGGCTATTGTCGCTTTTAAAAAATTGACTTTGACCGTCATTACGCACAATAAATTTAGTGGCCAAAGAGCTGTTTGTAGCTTCAAATGCGTAATTAGAAGACCCTGCATCAACGCCAGCTACTGCTAAGCGAACGACACTGCTTGCAGCTCTCCCAATACCCACATTCCCGCTGGCCCCGTCGATTCGCATGCGTTCTGTGCCGTTTGTAACAAATCTTTGTGGTATGGAGGTTGATGTGCCTAGCCATCCCCCGTCAGAAGATACAGCAAACTCTGCCTCATGCACCCCACCACTAACAACGTAAGAAGCATTAGAAGCGTCTTCAAGTTTTACTACTTTATTAAATCCTGCGACTGAAGTAGCTGAACTCGTACCAATACCCAAATTCCCGCTGGCGTTGATCGTCAAAGCTGTACTATTATTGCCCGTGCGAAGCTCTAACGAGTCATCTATCATGTTTGCAACAATAGCTTGTCGAATAGCGTCAGTTGCAGTTCCAAACCCTATAAACCCAGTGCTTGCTGACCCAGATACAATGTTAAGTATAGTGCCGTCGGCTGATGTTCCGTTGTTTTGGAAAACAGCCACAACATTTGCGTTGAATGTTGGCGTTCCTTCACCGGCACCGTCTGGGCCATAAACATGCAATGGTCTTGAAGGGCTACCACCAATACCCACATCACCACTAAACGTCCCCACTCCACCAACATCCAATGTCCCAGCGATAGCAATATTAGTATCTAGCTTCGCAGACGTTATAGTCCCATCAACAGGGACATTAATCTCTGTCTGATTCATTGTCATAACTTCGACTGCTGTACCAGTTGGCGGGGCTGTCGAAAATGTTAAAGTAGTTCCAGAAACACTATAGTTAGCCTTGCTCTGATAAACACCATCAATAAAGACTTGTGTATTATTTTCATTAACAGGAACTATAGAAAGCTCTAAAGAATCAGTAGCACCATCGCCTGTCATTGAATCAATATTTAAGTTAGTACCAGACACAGCACCAGCAATGCTATAGATAACAATCTCACGAGTATTAACCGGGGCTACACTGAATGTCAGAGTAGTAATGCCTGAAGCAGTTGCAATGCTATAAGAACTTTGTTGCTGGAAAACACCAGCTATAAAGACCATCAGGTTATCTTCAGAGTTGATTACCTGCGATAAAGCATAATCAGTTGTAGCGCCATCGCCCGTAAAGGTATCAGTCGTAAAAGTATTACTACCGCCTCCACCGCCAATTGAACCCCATTCGCTGTTCTGATAACCCTCAAACTGTTCATTAGTAGAGTTATAACGGAACATACCGTTAACCGGAGAGCCATCTCTTTCACCTGTTGTACCTGCTGGAACCTTTACAGAGCCTGTGCCTGTCATGGTCATGTTAACAAAGGTTGGGCTATCTGTAGTTGCAACGCCTTGATCAAGAGCTTTAACGGCTGTAATATCTGTAAGCTCGCTGTCCATTAAAGCTCCAGCGGCTGTAACATTTGCTGTATCTGTTACGTCTGCTAAGGCTTCGATGCCGTCTAGTTTAGTATGATCGGCATCTGTGAAAACATTAGAATCTGTAGCAGCTTCGACAGCAGCACGAATCTCAGCATCTGTCTGATCAGCAGTAGCATTATCCTCAATACCATTTAACTTAGTATGATCGGCATCTGTAAAGACATTAGAATCTGTAGCAGCTTCAACAAGCGCCCTAATCTCAGCAGCAGTTTGGTCAGCAGTAGCGCCTGCTTCAATACTGTCTAACTTAGTACCGTCTGTAGCAACATCACGACCATCAACTGTTCCACCTACAGTAATATTACCTGTAGCGCCTACTGTAGTGAATGAACCTGCCGCAGCAGTAACTCCACCAATAACTGCACCGTCAATTGTACCTCCATCAATGTCAGGACTAGTCAGTGCCTTGTTTGTTAGAGTCTGAGTACCTGTAAGAGTTGTTACAGTGCTATCAATGTTGTGCGTAACTGTACCCGTAGTTACTACACTTGTAATACCTGTACCACCAGTAAAGGTAATAGTCTCTGAATCTAGATCAATAGAGTCTGTACCTGTATCACCAACAATATCTAGGTCTTGTGCAGTAACCTGTGAGTCTACATAAGCTTTTACACTCTGTTGAGTAGGTACAAGTGTTGCTGAGTTAGATACCATGCTATCTTCATCAACCCAAGCAGTAACAGTTATTGCACCGTCATTAAGGCTTCCGAAAGTTAAGTCAGTAATAGTTGTAGCAGCAATTGTACCACCTTCAACTTTATCACCGCTTATTTGATTATCAGCTAAAGTTAAGGTGCCTGCTGAAACATCAAAAGTTTTACCTACTCCTACAGTAATGTCAGCTTCGTCTATAGTGCCACCATTAATATCAGGACTAGTAATTGTTTTGTTTGTTAAGGTCTGTGTACCTGTTAATGTAGCTACAGTGCTATCAATATTGTGTGTCACAACACCTGTCGTAACTACACTTGTAATACCTGTGCCGCCTGTAAAAGTAATAGTTTCAGAATCTAAATCAATAGAATCTGTCCCAGTATCACCTACAATATCTAAATCTTGAGCAGTTACTTGAGCATCTATATAAGCTTTTACAGATTGTTGAGTTACAAGAGCAGTAGCACTGTTAGAAACAAGATCATCTTCATCTAAGATTGTTGTTACAGTAGAGCCGCTTGTAAGTACTAAGCTATCAATATTTGCAGTACCATCAATAAAAATATCTTTAAACTGTAAGGATGCAGTACCTAAATCAATATCATTAGTTGTTACAGGAACTATTCCACCATCTTGAATTCTAATCTGCTCTACAGCACCTGCACCAACTTGTACAAAGACACCCCAACGGTTGTTAGTACTATCAACTACAATTTTATTAAAGAAATCAAGATCACCAATAGTATGGATATTACCGCCTTGAGCAGAAGACCCATCGTGTCTATGGCCTGTCGCACCAACATCAACAGCAGAATAAGCAAAGGTATTAATTAACTGATTATATTCGTTGTTAAAAAGAGAGGCTGTAATAGTATCCCCATCAGCGAAGGTGCTTTGCCTAGTATATGATTGTGCCATGTTTTTTTATCTCCTACCTGCGGGTACGTAATCAATGTAAAAACCATTGATCGAGTATGGGGATGATTGATCATCACTTGTAATTTTAAAACTGCATGTATTACCGCTACCTTCTACCGGCTGCCTAACCATAGGATCATTAGTAGCTCCAAAAGTAGCAGCGTCAAAAATAGCAATACCAAATGTAGCCGGGGCTGGTACTGTGTCTAAAATATAATCAGGCGGCTGAGTTACTTGGGGATCTTCGTAGTCATATCGAACTCTTAAAGTAGGTTGTATTACACCTTCAGGACTGAAAGAAATTCTAGCGTATTTTAAAGTCTTTCTAGTTCCGATGTCCCCGAAATCATAATTAGGTGTCTGGTAAAGAGCACTAATATTTGCACCATTAAAAGAAATACCTTCATCGTGAACATAAACATAACCATTTCTATCACCATGATAAGTATATTCAATGCTTTCTGAATCGTAAGCAGATTGCAAACCTCTTGCTTGAATACCTAAAGTTTCAGACCACTCAAATCCATTAGGCGTTAAAGTACCTATAATGCCTCTTGAGGTAACTGTACTTTCGGTAGCTTGCGAATAAAATAACCTATACTGTGATTTTTTTCTTAGGACAGTACTTGTAATAATATAAGAATCAATAGAAGAAGCGATGTCACCGATAATGCTTTGTATTTGCCGACTAACAGAACTTAACTCAACGTCAGCAATTCTAGTTGTACCAGCAATAGTTCGTATACCATCAGGTGCTAAAAAGACTAGATCGCCACCAATCTCTTGAATACTTTCACCACTTAGGCAGCCCACATTAGCTGTGATTTGTACAAGCTGCACTTCAGCAGTATTATCAATATTATCTAAACGGTGGATAGTGTTTTTACAAAAAATGTAAAGAGAATCTCGAAAGCTCTTTATACCTACAATATTGTCATCTAAGGCTATCGCGCCTGAACCTACACCTGTAAAATCTTTATCATCATTAGTTTTGCTATAATAAACAGTAGAAGGAGCATTTAAAGTATCTACTACACATAAATGACGGCTTACTAAAGCAACATATTTACCAGCAGCAGGAGTATTTATTTCTTCAAAAACAAAAAGTCTGGTTGCGCCTGTGCCTTTAATATGAAAATGAGCTATTTTATTTGGGCCTGTCGCTATAGTTAAAGACCCGTAAGGTGTATTACTATGTCCTGTAGGAGCTAACATTAAAGCAAATTGAGCTTGTTCTTGATTAGGACGAGGTAAAACAGTAGCCGTTGCTAAGGCTGCTTCTGTAACACCTGTGTGGTTTGTTTGTTTATTTACTTGAATCCAAGTATTTCCATTATCGCTATAATAAATATTAGTTCCTGCAACAACAACCGCCCCTAAGGCATAAGGGTAAACACCTAAGATTGGTGTATCTCCAGCAGGTCTTGTAGTACCATAAGGAGTAAAACCGTTTATTCTTCTATAGCCACCGTCAGGGTCTACTTCAAAGTTTCTTAAAGATATAGCAAGGCCCGGCTGCGAAAGCATCTCAAGCTGATTCAGGTTGGTATTTAAACCACCTTTACACGATACGCCAAAGGGTTGTGACATTAAATAAATCTCACTCTATCGTCTTTAAAGTAATCAGGAGCAGGTGACATCAGCCTAAGTTTCATAAGCTTTATACCGTGTTTATAATCATCTAAAGCAAAAGAAGCTGCTTGAGGATTTTCTTTAAACTGGTGAATATAATAACGAGCGCGAGCAAGAAGCACTGTTTTAAAAACATCAGGAAATACAATGTTATCAGAATACTCTACAAGCTCTGTGGGGGATTCAAAAGCAAAGAACCATATCTTATAAGCTTTATCAGGAATAGGACTTAGACCAAAGCTACGGCCATCCATACTGCGAATAACGCGAGTAGGTACACCGTAGTTAGCTGTATCAGCTTCATCTAAGTTTTGTTGTAGCCTAAAATAATCTTTCCATTCTTCAATCGTTGTAAAACGTAGGTTATCTGCTACATAAGGAGATGTTTCACCATCAACACCTACAGTGGTTAGCAGAAAGTTCTCCCAATCAATGTCACCATAGTCAGTAGTAATATCAGAACTATCTTCTTTAATAAGATACCAACGTGTACCTACAACAGCATCTACAACTACATTACCATACATAGGGTTGGTAGCTCCACTAAGAGCTGTAGAAAGAAAAGGCCATTTAGGTTCTTCTAAAACAATATCTAAATAAGCTTTATTAACAGAATCTTTTATATGCTGCTGAATACCTTTAGCATTTACAAAAGAAGAAGCTGTTAAAGGAACTTCATTGAGTTCCCTTATCAGCTCATTAGTTAATGAAAGATAGTTAGTAGCCATAACTTTTCATCCGCTGCTCATTAGCATACTTAGAACATTGTTTTTCTTGAGAGTTATCAAAACGATTCTCAAGTTCTTTAATAGAAGAATATCTCTTAGTACCGTCTGGTACTTTCTTTTCTTGTTCTTGTTCTGTTACCATTTCAAACATCATCATCATCATATCAATCTTGCTCCATTGAAAAGGTTTTACTTTTAGCACGAGCTGTTTCAATTTCACTATCAGGCTCAGGAGACTTTTTAAAAATCTTATCAAAGTTTTCCTTGTACTTAGCCATGTCCATATTCTTACGGAAAGTACTTCCTTTACCTGCAAAAGTCTTTCTAAAGTATACTGGGTTATTATCTGAACCTATTTGAGGCATTATAATTTCCTTTTAAAAAGAAAGGGGGCTTTTACACCCCCTGACTCATTTAGTCAATGGTAAAGAAAGCAGATACCAGAGCTTCTGGTCGCAGTACTTTAGCACCATAGACATGCAAGCCACGAACGATGTCGCCAAAGCTGCTTGGGTCACGAATGACTTCAGTGCTTGTAATCGTTTGAGCGGTTGCAGTAGATGACATATGACCAGCCATACACTTACCTGTTGCTGTCGAAGGCGTAGCGATGTTGTTGGTCTTGTACATGTTAAAACCACGAAGCTTACCAGAAGATACCAAACCATTACGGATTGAACCTTGACCAGCATTGTAGTCAACAGACAGCAGTTTAGAGCTTGACTGTGAAAGAGCTTCATAGAAAGCAGGTGAAGCTACAAACCAACGACCTTCTTCTGGAATGTTCTGGTCATCAAGAAGACGAGCCATACGTGCCATTACATCAAGAGGATCAGCAACATCAATCAAGTCGATAGATGCTGTGGTTTCGTTAACACCAGCAGTACC